ACTGGCAATGCCCCTGCTTGGGCAAAAATGCAATATTTCTCTGACAAAGTGTTCTTCGCCAAGTTCTGCTACATCTTCTTTTAAATGATCTGAACTGCTCCAATAAGTTTGCCAGTCGCTTTCTTTGTAACCACGACGTTTGTTTTTCTTGCCTTTTAAGGGCGGCTTGGTTATTTTGAATTTAGCAAGTTTCTTTCCTACATACTTCATGCCGTTCTATTTGTTTGTGATTAGATATACAAATGCTTCACAGTCGTCTGGTAAAGTGTCTATGATTTCATTGTTATATAACCAAGGACTAATCATTATAGATCTTCTACTATATTATTGTTGCCGGCTTTTTTCTGCAGATAGTTGTTTAGAATTTTGCTAAATTTTTGTCGTTCAAACGGAGCCATTTCCCAGAGTTCTGTGTATGACACTTTGCCTTCGGCATAGACTAATACTTCCAACATAGCAGAATAGAGTGCATCTGTGCTTTTATTTAACTCCGTTAGGTACTGAACAATCTCTTCAGCAGATGCCTGGCCTAAGAAGTTGTGAAAAAATTTACAGGATCATATGCTACAGCAGACGTAAATTCTTTATCACATTTTTCGCAATTGAACATGCCTTCTTTAGCAACACCTATATCAGCAACTTCATTAATTCTTGATTCTATCTCTTTACCAATTTTGCTTTCGCAGTTTTCTAAAAATTCTCTAATTTGTGCTTTGTCATTTACTACAACAACCTCATCATCGTCGCCAAGTAGAGAAATATTATCAACTACATCTACCATGATAGTAAAGTTTAATTGTGCAAGTTTAATAAAACTTTCATTGAACAATTTCAGTTTGTCTAAATCATCTGGCATTTCGGCCATGGATTGCAAACTTCTTGTGCTTTGGAAATTTGTTAAGCCTGCTTGAATTGTTGTTTCATATGTAAATGGTTTGATTTCAAATTTGAGATCATTGATTTCAAAAACATAAGCATCTTCTAATGTGCTCATTGACTGTAAGACTGCATCAGCACTGATACTACCAGTTGCTTCTTCATTACATGTTGGGCATTTTGCTTTGATTTCTATATCATCGCCATAAGAGGCACCTTGAATTGCTAACAACAATGCGTCAACATCATTTGACAACAGTTGTCTTGCATTCTTTACATTAGGTACGCAACTTTGAATAACCTGAGAAACTGCTTCACCATTTAGTAGTGCATCAGGATTTCTCATAATTAATTCGTCTTTCGCCGTCATAGGAAATACAGGCAATTCATTAGAATCTGGCATTTCAACTACTTTTGAAGTATAGTATCTACCAGCACTTGGTAGTTGCGTGTATATTTTGGGCGATCTAAAGTGACCGCTTAGTGGATTTGTATTGTCTTTTGCCATTTATTAAAACTCCTGTTAATGTCATGATAAATATATCATATACACTATAACGGTATTTATTTATCACCGTTAAAACTGTAGTTAACGGATTTTATGAAATGGCAATATTAAAAATTAATTTACCAGAAGGCGGAGAAGCACAAGTACCTGATTGGATGGTAGACCAAAATCTGAATAATATTCTTGCACAATTGAAATCCATGTCCGGTATGGATAAGAACCATCAAAAACTTTTAGATGAGATTTTGAAGAAGCATACTGAGACCATAAAGCAAAATAATGTTAATAATACTAACACTCAAACCGAATTAAAGAACCTTAACAAGAATATGAACTACGAAAGTCGTAGGCGTAGAGGTTTATTGTCAGGAATAGAAAACTTTTTCTTAACTACTGGTTTTGCTCTCGGTAGGGTATTATCAGGAGCCATTACTGCATCTGTGGGTGCTTTAACTATATTTTCAGGTATCTTATTAACACGAGCAGGGCAATTAGGCGATGCATTTAACGAGTTAACTAAGCAAGGTGTAGCCAGAGGTGACGCTCAAGGCGAAACAATTGATTTACAAATACTAAAACTGAATGCTCTTGGATTAAGTACAGAAAGTGCTGTTCAAGCCATAATGGAAAATTCTCGAGTGTTTGCTACAGCATCAGGAGCCGCAAACAATGTTATAGATCAATTTGATAAAATTGTTGCAAGTGGTATTGACTTAGGTATGACATTCGGTGATGCAACATCGGCCGCGGCAGATGAAATTTCACAAAGACAGATGTTACTAAATGTTAATAACCTCGGTCTTGCACAACAAACACAATTAAGTCAGCAAGTAGCAACAACTATTTCTAATCAAATCAAATACAGTCAAGCATTAGGTGAGTCAATTGATTCATTAAGTACTTTTGCAGACAGTATAACAAGTAACAATGGTTTCTTAACAGCATCGCTATTGAGGTTTGATGATGCTGTGAGAAATGACATGCTGAACGGTGTGAGAAACTTTGCTATTGCAATGCGAGGCTTAGGCGGTGAGGGCGGAGGCTCTATAGCAGAAGCAGTTGTAGAAGCAATGACTGGTGGAGCAATAGGTTTCAGTGATATGGCAGTAGACATGATTGCAGTATTGCCAAGATTGGGTGGCACATTTAATGAGTTAATAAAAGATTTTCAAGCAGGAACATTAGATGGCGCCGAGGCGGCAGAAGCCATGGCAGGCGAATTAGGCAATTTAACTGCAAGAGAAAGAGACAGGATTTTCATGCTTGCCAGAGCAGGTGATCAAACTGCACGAGCAATGGCACAAACGATTGTGGCATTCGAACAATCCGCTAAACGTCTAACAGAACAAGGATTTCAAACGTCAGAGCAACAAAGCATACAGAAAGGCTTTAATTTGATTAATACAATAATGTCACAATTAAGAGGCACAATAGACTTTTTAATTAATAGTGTTGTGTTCTTAATAGGTGATCTGGACTTTTTGAAAGATTCAGTTGCGGCCGGTGTCGAAGGATTCAGAGACTTTAGAATTTCACTGAGAAATGTTTTATACAGCATGTTGGGATATGAGACAACCACAGATGGTCTGGTACAAAAAGGTTCTAAACTTGAAGGTGTGTTTAAAGATATGCCTGAGAAGATTAAAAATTGGTTTGAAAAAACCACAGCATATTTTACAGCAGTTGCAGAAAACATACAGGACGGCATCAAAGAAGAAGGCGGTATTTGGAACTATCTAAACAAGTCATTCAAAGAAGGATGGAATAATTTATTTGGCGAAAACGGATATCTCAGAAAAAAAATGGATCAAGCATTTGGCGAAGATGGTTGGTTCACACAATGGTGGCAAAACACTGGTAAGCCTGCAATAACATCAGCATGGGAAAAAATAGTAGGCTGGTTCAAAGAAGCATATAATTATTTGGTTGGTATGTTTAATCCAACAGAAGAATCCACAGCAGTTGACCCAACAGACCCAACTGCTACCCCACCAGCAGAATCCACAGCAGTTGACCCAACAGACCCAAATGCTACCCCACCAGCAGAATCATCTGAAGTAGAAGAATCAAAGCCTTTCCTTACAAGAATGAGCGAAAAGATTTTTCAAGGAATGGTTAATGTACTTACTACTCCAGAAGCACAAGCACAATTTTATGTGTTAGGGCAAAGTATGGCCGCAGGTATAATTAATAGTTTAACTACTCTTCGAATGACTATACCAGAAGTAAATGCTGGATTTCAAATCCCAGGATTGTTGTACGGTGATTATGAGGGCAATTTTAAAATAGATGGTACAACATTTCAGCCGTTTACAAGTGTTAAGCCTGCAGGAGGAAGTTCCGCTGACCCTGTTCTTCCATTTATGCCACCAGAACAACTCAATAGTGATGAAGAACTCAAGCAGTTGTTAACACAATATTTTGAACAGCAAACGGCCACAGTTGAAGCAAATGGTCAATCAGGTACTGGTGCTATGCCAGAACTTGTCACTTTAGCAGATGTTTTAGAAGAATTAAAAAAACATAAACAAGAACTTGAAAGAATCAAAGGCAACACCAAAGAAACCAACAATTTACTTCCTAAATTGCAATAAGCACGCCTTTTAAATCATTTCCACTTGACAAGTTTCGATAAATAGTGTAATATAATACATTATAGGACTTATATGAGTTGGAGAAAATACTTTTCGTCAGTTGACAATTCGGGTTTACCGTTAAACGTTACAGGTAAACAATCTGATGGCGGCCCTGGAGCGGCTACCAGTAGATACGCAAGTTGGCTTCCAGAAGTTTATGCAGGAAGTCCAAACAGGTTAATGCGTTACATTCAGTACGATCAAATGGACAATGATCTTGAAATCAATGCGGCCTTAGACACTATTGCTGAATTCGGCACACAAGAAGATGAGGACACAGGTCAGCCATTTGAGTTGTTCTACTTAAAACAACCAAGTGACACAGAACAAAAAATACTATCTAAAACTTTACAGCAATGGTGTAACTTAAATGACTTATACAAAAGAGCATTTAGGATTTTTCGTAGCACATTAAAGTACGGTGATCAATTCTTTATCAGAGATCCAGAAACATTCGAATTGTATTGGACAGACCCTGCAAACATAGAAAAAGTTATTGTGAACGAAAGTGAGGGCAAGAAGATTGAAACTTACTTTATTAAAAACTTACAACCTAACTTTGCAGAACAATTAGCAACAGACGTAGCACCACTACACAAAAGACCATATGGTGCAGGACAAGGTTTAACAAGTGGTTATAGTGCAGTAGGCACAACCACAAGTAATTACATGACAGGTGCCATAGATGGAGTAGACCAAGGAACACCTGTAGATGCTAAACACATTGTTCACATCAGTTTAACAGAAGGCATGGATCATGCATGGCCATTTGGTGTCAGCATACTTGAACCTATCTTTAAAGTGTTCAAGCAAAAAGAACTTTTAGAAGATTCAATTATTATATACAGAGTGCATAGAGCACCTGAAAGACGTGTGTTCTTTATTGATGTTGGTAACATGCCCCCTCACAAAGCAAGACAGTACTTAGAGCAAGTAAAATACGAAGTACAACAAAAACGTGTGCCTAACAAGAAGTCAGACGGCAGTAGTGTTGTAGACGCCGCATACAATCCAATGAGTATGTTAGAGGATTACTTCTTTGCACAAACGGCAGACGGTAGAGGTAGTAAAGTAGACACACTACCAGGCGGTGAAAACTTAGGACAAATAGACGACTTAAGATACTTTAACAACAAATTACTAAGAGGACTTAGAATACCAAGTTCTTACTTACCAACTGGACCTGAGGATGGAAGTGCTGTTTACAATGACGGTAAAGTAGGTGTTGCATATATTCAAGAATACAGATTCTCAAAATATGTAGAAAGACTGCAGAAACAAGTGCAGGAAGATTTAGACAGAGAGTTTAAAATGTTCCTCAAACACAGAGGTATTGAAATAGATCCAGCAGATTTTGAGATTGGATTTAACAGACCAATGAACTTTACTAACTACAGAACATTGCAATTAGACACAGAAAGAGCGACGTTATTTAACCAAGTACAAGCAATTCCATACATGTCTAACCAGTTTAAACTTAAGAAATATCTCGGTTTAAGTGAAAAAGAAATCAAAGAAAATGAAGATTTATGGCGTCAAGAGAATGAATATGCCAAGTTTATTGACAACAGCAAAGTGGCAGACCTTAGAAATCTTGGTGTAAGACCCGAAAGCGAATCAGCAGTTGATCCTGATGCAGAGTTACCAGAACAGGATATTGCAGGCCTCGAAGGGGCACCGGATGCCGAACTTGGACTAAATACTAATGTACCAGGAGGACCTCCGGGACCACCAGAAGAGCAAGTATAATGAGATTAATTGAATTTTACAATCCAGAAGCAGACGAATATATTAGACGTCACAAGAATGACACACGAAAGTCTAAGTTCACTTTGGAGGCTTTAAACAAGTTGCGTAAGGTTCGTGAAATCAAAAAAGCAGAACAAGTAGAACACGAAAAGTTTGTTAGAACCATGTATCAAACACCTGAAGCACCAGGTGGAGCAGGGTTAATTTAACAATTAAACACACATTTATCATTTTGTGCAAAATGGTATAAATATCTGTTACATTTAAAAAAACACTCGTTTTACATCAAAAAAACACCATTTATTCACATTAAATTCAGTTCTATATAAGTATAATAGACGATTTGCCACGAACGTGTACAAATCTAACCAATAAATGGAGACCACAATGTCAGAATCAAGAAGTAAATTAGAAGAAATTCTTGAACTTCTACTCGCTGAAGAAAACGAAAAGGCAGAAGAGGCACTTCATGAGTATGTTGTTGCAAAAGCAAGAGCAGAATATGAAAAAGTCTTAGATGAAGACGTTTCCGAAGAAGAAGAAGTTGAAGAGTCAACAGAACAAGAAGATGAAGCAGTTGAAGAAGCAGAAGAATCAGATGAAGAGGCTGTAGAAGAAACTGCGGAAGAATCCGAAGAAGCAATCGAAGAAGACGAAGTTGACGAAGTTATTGATCAAAGCAATGATTTCGAAGATGACATTCTTACTGATGCTGAAGACGAAATCGAAGGTGATGAAGTCGGCGAAGAAGACGGCGATGAAGATCACGGAGATGAAGACTTAGAAGATAAAGTTGACGACATCGCAGATGAGTTAGAAGATCTTAAAGCAGAATTTGAGGCTCTTTTAGCAAAAGACGAAGATGGCGACATGGAAGACGGTGAAGAAGCAGAAATGGATATGGATATGGATGCTGAAATGCCGGCTGATGACGAACTTGATCTTGAATCAGTAGAATACGATTTAGACGAAGAAGTAGAAGAAGACAGCGAAGTTGTTGAAGAAGCAACTAAATTGCAAGACAATGCTGAAAACATTGCTTCTAAGTCAGAAAGTGCTGATAACAAAGAAGGATTCAAAGCACCTAAAAAGACTTTTGTTGCTAATTCCAAAGAAGGAATTGAAAACAAAGACGGCGGCGAAGGCAAAAAAGGTGACGTTAAAGCAAAAGATCACACACCATCAGACAACATAGACGTTGAGCCTAAGAAAGTTTAATCGCTTTTTTAGTACTGAAGGAGATTTTAATGGCTCGTAAGTTATACGAATATATAAGTCCTGAAATATCAGGATGTAAATTACTCGAATCTGAGGATGGAAAAGACTTGTTTATGCAAGGCTTATTCATTCAGGGTGATGTAAAGAACCAAAATGGTAGGATATATCCCAAAGATGAGATTGAAAAAGCCGTTAAAAGTGTAAAAGGTAGACTAAGTCAAGGTGAAACTGTAATGGGAGAGTTAGATCACCCAGAAGAGTTACAAATTAACTTAGATAGAGTTAGCCATATTATACAAGATATGTCTTGTGATGAGGCTAACGGATTTGGAAAACTTAAAATCATAGATACACCAATGGGAAATATTGCGAGAGCATTATTAAAGGCGGGAGCAAAACTTGGTGTTAGTAGTAGAGGTTCCGGAAATGTTAACGAAAGTGGTAGAGTTTCCGACTTCGACATAGTAACAGTAGACATTGTGGCACAACCAAGTGCCCCTGATGCCTACCCTAAAACAATCTATGAGAGTTTATACAACATGCGTGGCGGCGAGCAAATTTTTAGCACCGCCTCTGCATTAACACATGATAAGAGTGCAGAAAGACATTTGATGAAGCAGATCACTGGCTTCATCGATGAACTTAAATTAAATTAAGTAGGAGACTACTATGGCAGTGAATTTTACAGAGTTGCTTGAAGGTACAGAATTAACTGAAGAAGTTAAGGCTGGTATTCAAGAAGCATGGGACTCAAGACTTTCTGAAGCAAAGGAAGAACTTACTGCTGAACTTAGAGAAGAGTTTGCTCAAAGATACGAGCATGATAAAGGTCAAATCGTAGAAGCGGTTGACAATTTCATCTCTGAAAAAGTTACAGCAGAAATTTCACAAATTGCTGAGGAAAAAGATAACCTTGCAAAAGACCGTGTTAAATATCACAAAGCCATTAGTGAACATGCTAAACTACTTGATACGTTTGTAACTCAAGCAGTTGCAAATGAAGTAAAAGAACTTCGTGCAGATAGAAAGAATGTTCAACAACATGTTTCAAAATTAGATGATTTTGTTACTGAACAGTTGGCAGGCGAACTATCGGAATTCCACGAAGACAAAAAATCATTAGTAGAGCAAAAAGTCAAAATGGTTAAAGAAGGCAAGAAGCAATTAGCAGAAGCCAAAAGAGACTTTATTAAGAAAGCCGCTTCTAAAGTGGAAGGTGTAGTCAATAAAACGATTACTAATGAAGTTAGATCTTTCCGTGATGACATTACTAAGGCTCGTGAAAATGACTTCGGTCGTAGGATTTTTGAAGCCTTTGCTAACGAGTACGGTACAAGTTACCTAAACGAAGCAAAAGAAATCAAAAAAATACAGAAAACACTCGCCGAAATGGAAACTAAACTTAACGAATCTCAACAAGCAATTGAAGAGAAGAAAGAAGCAGTTAAATTAACTGAATCTAAGTTAAGAGTTGCAGAAGATCGATTCGAAAGAAAAGAAAAACTCAACGAACTTATGGCTCCATTAGGCAAAGAGAAGAAAGAAATCATGTCTGATTTACTTGAAAGTGTTAAGACAGAGAACTTAGAGAAGCAATTCAATAAGTATCTTCCATCAGTATTAGATGGCGAAACACCAAGAGCGAAGAAGACATTGTCAGAATCAATTATCAGTGAACATACTGGTAATAAGGCAACTGTTACTGCAGAAGCCGATGACAAGGCGGAGGATATTGTAGAAATTGATACTCTCCGTAAATTAGCCGGACTTTCAAAATAGGAGATAGAAATGGCAGACTTATTTGAAAGCAACTGGTCGGCAACTAAAGAAGCACTTATGGAAGGTGTTTCTGGAAACAGAAAGGCTACCCTTGATGTGGTCCTCGAAAACAGCAAAAGATATTTGCAAGAGGCCGCAACTGCAGGTGCAACAGGTGCCGGTTCAGTCGCAACTTTAAACAAAGTAATGTTACCGTTAATTAGAAGGGTATTACCTTCTGTTATCGCTAACGAACTTGTTGGTGTACAACCAATGAGTGGTCCAGTTGGACAAATCCACACACTAAGAGTACGTTATGCGGAATCTGGTGGTGGAGCAAGTGCAGGTGACGAGGCTTTAAGTCCATTCGTCCTTGCTAATTCTTACGCAGGTTCACCTGATGCTACAGCAAGTGCTGAAGGTCAACCAGGACGTAAAATGAGCATTCAAATTCTAAAAGAAACTGTTGAAGCCAAAACAAGAAGGTTATCAGCACGTTGGACATTTGAAGCGGCTCAAGATGCAGAAGCAATGCATGGCGTAGACGTCGAAGCAGAAATTATGCAAGCCTTAGCACAAGAAATTGTTGTTGAGATTGACCAAGAGATTATCGGGTCATTAAGAACACTTGCAGGTTCTGGTACATCTTTAGACTTTAAAGGTGCTGGCGTAGTAGGTACTCCTGCTTATGTCGGTGACAGACATGCATTATTGGCATTAGAGATCAACAGAAGTGCTAACAGAATCGCGGCAAGAACAAGACGTGGTGCTGGTAACTATGTTGTTGTTTCTCCTGAAGCATTGACAATCCTACAAAGTGCGTCAACTTCAACATTTGCAAGAACAACTGAAGGTTCTTTCGAAGCACCTACAAACACTAAGTTTGTTGGTACACTGAACGGAACAATCAGAGTATTTGCAGATAACTATGCCGCTGACGGTACTAAAGTACTTGTTGGTTACAAAGGTTCATCTGAAACAGATGCTCCTGCATTCTACTGTCCTTATATCCCATTAATGAGCACAGGTCCAGTTATGGATCCTGCTACATTTGAACCAGTAGTAAGTTTCATGACCAGATATGGTTATAAAGAACTTACAAATACTGCAAGTTCATTGGGTAACGCGGCAGATTACGTTGATGCAGTTTCACTCACCAACGTAACATTCCAGTAAGAATTACTTAACGGAATAAAATTAAAGCACGTTCTTCGGAACGTGCTTTTTTTTGACTATTGCATCAATATGATAAATAGTTGTATATCAAAACATACTGTAGGAATATTTAATGGCAACCAAAAGAACGTTTATCGGAGCAGATGAAGAACTCGTAGTAAAGGGTAAACTTGTTGTTGAAGGAAACATTACACAACAAGAGACAACACAAACTGTTAATAACCTCGAGTCCGATCAATTTGTAATTAACTCCGACTCAGAAAATACTACGGCTGTACTAACTTTAAACAGCAACGGTACGTTGGCCAATTTATCTTACACTGATGGCGGTAATATTGTCTTTAGTAGAACAATACAAGGTAATGTTTATGTTACATCAGGTGGCTCAATAGCAATAGACGGTGGATTAACTTTATCTGGAAATGTTTTATCAGGCAATGTGGCAGGTACAGCCAACTTTGCAAATGCATTAAGTACAGCAAGAAACTTCAGTATTACAGGCAGTGACGGTACTGCAAGTGCTCAGAGTTTTGATGGCACCGGCGATGTAGGATTGCCTTTTGCATTAAGTACAACAGGTGTATCATCTGGTACCTACGGTACAAGCAACGATGTTGCACAAATTACGGTAGACAATAAAGGTAGAATATCAAGTGCAAGTGATGTAGCAATTGATCATGATGCTTTGGCAAACTTTGTAGCAAATGAACATATAGATCATACAAGTGTCAGTATTTTACAAGGTGCTGGACTTAGTGGTGCAAATGGCGACATCACAGCAAGTAGAACAATTACAGTTGGTCAAGGTACAGGTATTGTTGTTAATGCAAGTAATGTAGCAGTAAATGACAGTCACATAAGAACATTAATAAGTGTAACTGACTCAGGTGGAGACGGAAGCCTTGCTTACAATAATGGAACAGGTGAAATCACTTACACTGGTCCAAGTGCAACTGAAGTCCGTGCTCACTTTAGTGCCGGCACAGGTATAGACATTTCAAGTGGAACTGTAAGCACTAACGATAGTGAAATAGTAATTAGTGCTTTAAGTGGTTACGATGCAAACCGATTTATTGATCACACTGGTGTAAGTATATCTGCAGGAAACGGTTTAACAGGCGGAGGTACTATTGCTACAACACGTTCATTGCATGTTGGTGCTGGAGACGGTATCGATGTTAATGCAAATGATGTAGCAGTTGACAGTACTGTAATTAGAACAACTGGTTCACAAACAATAAGCGGTGACAAAACATTTACAGGCAATGTTGATTTAAGTGGTGCAGGCACCATAGCAGGATTTACTGTAGACGGTGACTTTGCAGTAAGCGGAAACATCCAAGCAACAGGTAATTTAAATACAGTTAACCAAGTTGACCTTGTTGTAGACAATGCTAATATTCATTTAAATAATGGAAACTCCGCACAAGATTCTCACATAATTATTGATAGACCTGGTGCAACAGGTTCAGATACTTATATAAAATGGAACGAAACATCAGATAGATGGCAGTTTAGCAATGACGGTAGCACAGATTATAATATACTACTGTTCTCAGATTTTAGTGCCGGAACAGGGTTATCATACGATAGCAGTAGCGGTGAATATAGAATTACTAATACAGCAGTTACGTCAGGAGATTATGGTAGTGCTACAGCAATACCAACATTTACTTCTAACAATAAAGGACAATTAACTGCGGCGGCAAATGTAAACATTGCTATTCCACATTCTCAAATAACAGATTTTGATGCGGCTTCTAATGCCGCAATGGATGCCTATCTAACTGGTGGAACAGGAATAGATATAACAAGTGGTACAGTTGCTATTGATAGTACTGTAGTTCAAACAACAGGCACACAAACAATAAGTGGTGATAAAACTTTCTCAGGAAAATTAATTATACCAACATCAGCGGCAACATCTAATGGTTCCATATATTACGATAATGCAAATTCAAAAGTTTATGCGTATGTGGCCGGCGCCGTTGTAGAGTTAAGTCCAGCCGTTGACGCAGGTGATGTAGAAGATGTCGGCGGCGGCGATGTAGATGTTTACGCAGGCAGTAGATCAAGCGGTAACACAATTATACATGGTATTAAAAGTATTAGTAGTGGAACTTACGCATCTATATCAGAGTCAAGTAATGTAATCACAATAGATGCCAGCATAAGTGCAATCAGAGGCGGATTTAGTGCAACAGGTGATTTAAGTTATAATGCAACTTCAGGTGCATTCTCATTCTCTCAAAGAACAGATTCGCAAATCAGAGGATTGGTAAGTGGAACAGGCCTTGTAAGTTATGACAATAGCACTGGTGTAATAAGCACTACAGCAGATAATTACAGCAGTTGGTTGTACACAACAGAAAGTGCTGGCAATGAATCAGTATCAAGCGGAGAATTAATTACGTTCAGTGGTGGCGCAGGAATAGATGTCACACATAGTGGTAGTACAATTACAATTACTCAAAACAGTGATGTTGGTGACATTACAAGTGTTGTAGCAGGCACAGGATTAAGTGGTGGTGGTACAAGTGGTGATGTTACATTAAATGTCAGTGGCATAACAGTTTCAGAACTTGCGGCAGGAAGTTTACAAACAAGCGGTGAATCATTTAGTAACGATGACACATCATTAATGACATCCGCGGCCATCGAAGATAAAATTTTAAGTTATGGCTATACCACACAGGTTGGTGACATTACAGGTGTTACTGCTGGTACTGGTTTAAGTGGTGGCGGAACATCAGGTACTGTTACTTTAAATATTGGTCAAGGATATGGTATCAGTGCAAATGCTAATGACATAGAAATAGCAAACAGCGAAGTAAGAGCATTGTTCAGTGCCGGCGGCGATCTGAGTTATAATGCATCAACAGGACAATTTAGTTTTACAAATGACGCAGGTGACATAGAAGGTGTTACAGCAGGAAATGGATTAAGTGGTGGCGGGACTTCAGGAACAGTTTCATTAGCATTAGATCTAAATGAACTTTCAGCGGCGGTAGTTGACGTAGCAAATGATAGTATTGCTATCATAGATGCTAACGATTCAAACGGTTCAAAGAAAGAAAGTATTGCAGATTTGGCATCAGCAATGGCTGGAACAGGCATTACTGCAACAAACGGTGTATTATCTGCATCAGTAGGTGATATCACAGGTGTTACTGCAGGTACAAATTTAAATGGTGGTGGATCATCAGGTGCTGTTACACTTAACTTAGATACCACACTAACAGGAATGACAGCGGCAACATTCAGTGGCAATGTTAATGCAAGTTACTTTGTAGGTACAGCAACACAGGCCCAATATGCGGACTTGGCTGAGAAATATATTCCAGATGCAGATTACGAGCCTGGTACTGTTTTAATTATTGGTGGTAACGAAGAAGTAACAGTTACAGATGAGCCAGGAAGTTATCAAGTAATTGGGGTTGTTAGTACAGAGCCAGCATATTTAATGAACTCAGATGCTGATGGTGTTGCAATAGCACTTCGCGGTAGAATACCATGTAAAGTATGTGGTGTTGTTAAGAAAGGTGACGTGCTTATAACCAGTAATACTCCAGGTCATGCAATGGTGGCCGCAGACCCACAAAATTTAAGTCCACTACAAATAATAGGTAGATCATTATCTAATAAAACAGAAGCCGCTCCCGGCATTGTTGAAATAATAGTTTAAATAAATAATATTATGAAGATTGTTAAAACTAATACTCCTCGTGACATCAAGTTACATGAGGACGAATACCCAGCAAATCTCGAACCTACAGATGTTGTAGAAATATTTCAAACTCCTTTAACAGGTGCCTATAATTGGGACTACACAGTTCAAGATAATCGTGTTAGAAAACTTTATGAATTAGGCAAAAAATTAAATTGGAATGTAGAAGTTGATGTTGATTGGGAGCCTGATTATAAAGGCATTGGACATGATGAATTTGAATTCGAAGATAATCAATGGAAAGATCATCCTGTATATAAAGAAATGCCACGTTGGAAGAAAAAAGAATTTTTTACAGATTTAAATGCATGGAGTACAAGTCAATTTTTTTTTTTTTTTCAAGGTGCTTTACTTGTAGCAAGTCAGTTGTCCTCATGTTCGCCTACATTTAATGCTAAACTGTATGCGGCTTCACAAACATTTGACGAAGCAAGACATGTAGAAGCATTTAACAAATATTTACAAACCAGAATCAAACGTACATGGCCTATTGGTAGAGCATTGAAAGGGTTACTGGATAAAATACTAACTGATCCACGTTGGGACTTAAAATTTATAGGAATGCAAATTGTAATAGAAGGATTAGCACTTGCGGCCTTTAATGCGGCCAAGTCTGCAACTAATGACCCTGTATATGAGCAAATGTTAGACTACATTATCAGAGATGAAGCAAGACATGTAACATTTGGTGTAAACTATTTAGAAGAGTATGTAAAAACACTTACCGATGAAGAACGTCACGACAGAGCACAATTTGCCTTAGAGGCATGTACTGTAAGTAGAAACAGACTGAGAGCATACGATGTTTGGGAAAAATATGGTATGGACATAGAGTTTACAGAAGAATATAATAAAACAAATGTGTTTCAAACACAATTTCAAGATGTATTATTCAGCAGAATAATGCCCAACCTAAAAAGAATAGGACTTCTCACAGACGAACTTATACCTGAATATGAAAAGTTAGGTGTAATGGGTTACGCAGATGGCGACAGCGATTATGAAACCAGTTGGGAAGAACTTTCAAAACCACTTAAAACTGCTTAAAAAGATAAATACTATTAACGGATAAGACTGTGTCAACATTGACATAGACAAGGGTTCGTAAGGCATGGTGTCCTTATTACAACTCCTTGAACTGACCGGGAATTGACATACATGGCAATATTTGGAAATTTTAAAGGTACCACGCAATCTGAATTTCAGATCGGAAAAAATGATACTGGAAGTAAAATCTCTTCTGGTAGTTCTGCTCCTTCCTCAGACCTTAGAAATGGCGACTTATACATTGATGCTCCTAATACTTCGATTAAAGTCTACAACAATGCTTGGGTCAATGTTGGTGAAACATTAACAGAATTAAATGTTGATAATGGGACACTATTTGTAGATAGTTCAAATGACACAGTATCCGTTGGTTCAACCAGTTCAAACGAAAAATTATTTGTAAACGGTAGTATTAGATTAGGCACCAATCCAAGTTTACAACATTCAGGTGCATATTTAGATTTAAGACATAGCAATGGCTCAGGATCTGTGATTAGAGTTAGAGACAATGATAGCGGAACAGATCCAGTATTTAAAGTTTACAATGCAAACAATAGTGCAGAAGTATTTAAAGTAGAAGGCAATGAAGTTCTTTATTCAGATAATGTAAAAGCAAAATTTGGTACAGGCGGTGATTTAGAAATATATCATGACGGTACTAACAGTTACATAGATGATGCTGGAACAGGATCATTATTTGTAAGATCCGGTACAACATATTTTCAAAACTTAGCAGGAACCAAAACAAGTATTCAAACCAATTCAGGTGGTGCTCAAACATTTTATCACAACAATAGTGCCAAGTTGGCAACAAGTGCCACAGGTATCAGTGTAACAGGAACAATAAACGTAAATAGTGAATACAGTTTTCCATCAGCAGACGGTAGTGCTAATCAAATTTTAGTAACTGATGGTTCAGGTACTTTAAGTTTTGCAGACAATAGTGCTACACCAGGTGGTAGCAATACACAAATTCAATTTAATGATTCAGGTAGTTTTAACGGTCATGCTAATTTGACATATGACAGCAGTACTGAAACATTAGGAACAACAAATTTATCAGTAACCAATTTTACTTATAGTGTATTAAGTGAGGACTATGGCTTAATTGGCGAAACAACAACCACAACAAAAGACTACGGAGATATCACAGACGAAGCAAGTGGTGATTTCTTAAATGATGTAGTAGAAGATACAACACCTCAACTGGGCGGTAATTTAGATCTAAACAGTAATAGTATTACTGGTACTGGAGATATCAACAATACAGGTAATGTTAACACTCAAATTGTTACAGCAAAAAGTTACAAGGATACAGTTTACACTATCACAGATGGTGCCAGTGTAGATATTGATCCAGATAATGGCGGCATTCAAGTTTGGACATTGGGTGCAAATAGAACACCAACAGCAAGTAATTTTGATGCTGGTGCTAAAATTATGTTAATGATAGATGATGGTAGCAGTTACAGTATTACATGGCCAAGTGTTAATTGGGTAGGCGGCGTTGCTCCTACTTTAGCAACAAGTGGTTACAGCATAATTGAACTTTGGAAAGTAGGTTCACAACTATATGGAGCCTTTGCTGGTGGAGTTGCTTAATGCTAATAGCACAAACAAATGCAGGTTATGATTTTCCAGAAGCAAATAGAGTTGTCCATTTAGACGCAGGCAACTCAAGCAGTTATTCAGGTAGTGGAACTACTTGGAGTGATTTAACAAGCAACAATAATGATTTTACATTAAGCAGTTGCACATTTGATAGTGCAAATGGTGGTAGTATAGATTTTGATGGAACAAATAGCACAGCCGACAGAGGCAGTGAACTAACATTTAATAAAACAAGTAATACTATGATGTTTTGGGTAAAGCAAGATCAAAACAGTTTAAGAGGATTAGTAAACAGATATGCTTCAAACTCTTATAACAGTTTTATTTCTTTTGCAGATAGACCCAGCAG